CACCCCCCAGTATCTTGAGATATCACCCCCCAGTATCTTGAGATATCACCCCCCAGTATCTTGAGATACTACAATAGATAAATTAACGATAGTTAATTTATTATAGTTAAATTAAAATAGATAAATTATATATAGATATGCTACGCAAATTTTATGTATGTATTTATTTTTTAATTGACGCAAACTTACGCAAGTGCTATAATACATTTAAAAGGAGTGATATTATGAGATTATACATAGGTAAATATTTACAATCTGAATTAATGAAATATGACGGAATTGATATGGTAGATATTGCTCTACTAGAATATTTAGAAGATTTCAAATGTAGCGGAAATATGAAAGAACATATAAAAAACGGAAAGTCATGGAATTGGATTAGTTGGAGCAAAATACTAACAGATATGCCAATATTAAAAGTCAGTAAAAATGCTATAAAAGATAGATGTTTATATAAATTAGGAATTAAACCACTTAATTTTAACGAACGTTATGAAAAAGCAACAGATAGTTATAAGAAAAAAATGAAGAATTATAAATATTTTGGATTTATTGAATTTGAAACAGTGATAGAAGATAATGTGGAAAAAACAATTTTTAGATTTACAGAAAAATATTATTCAATAAAAGTTCCATTTTATGATCATGAAAATAAAAAGGACTTAACTGCTGCAACAGATAAGCCCAATGTAAATGATAATTATAATTTTGATAATAATATTATATCACATGATGATAGTTATATGCAAATTCTATTAAATAGTGGATTTACTAAAAAAGATTTATTAAAAATGACCAGAAGTCAAATAATAAATGCTGTTAATAGTATAAATAATTTAAGAACGTAATAAGGATGGTAAATTTATGACAAGTATAAGAAATAAGGATCTAGTTACAAGAAAGAGACTTAGTACAAGTGTTGATAAAGATATATTAAAAGAATCAAAAAAAATAAGTGATGATACAAAAATACCTTTTTCTAAATTAATGGATGAAGCATTAAATGATTTAATAATAAAATATAGAGAAAAAAAGACTAGGATTTAAACTAGTCTTTTTTCTCTATTGCATAACTCGACAATACTTCTTAGTAGAAAAAACACTGGGACAAAATAAGAGTATGAGGAAACTATATAATATTCCTCTGCTCTTCCCTTTCTATTTTAATTACAAAATATTGCAAAGTTTTATAAAAAAATAACTTTATAAAATTTTATAAAACTTTGTATTTAATTACAATATTTAATAAAATTTTATAATTATTTTATAAAATAATTATTGCAAAATTTTATAAAATTTGGTAATATTTAATTAAGGTTGAACAAGTTTTATAAAAGGAGGTGAAAAACTTGAGTAGAATTGTTTTAACTTTCAAAAATAACGATAAAGAAAAGGCGATAGAATCTTTTTTAGATAGCAAGGTATCTCCTACTGCTTATATAAAGGAGCTTGTATGGGAGGCTATGAATAACGGAACTATAACAATACCTGTTAAATCAGAAGAGCAAAACCAAGAACAAGAATCTGCTAAAAAAAGTAAACCTAAAGTTGGTGGATTTAGATAAGCACATTTAAAATTTAATATTAGAAAATTGGAGGAATGAGTATGAAATTTGTTAGTGTAGGAATAGACTTAGGAAATAGTATGCTAAAAGCTGTAAAAGAAGTTTCAGGAAAAAAGGTTAGGGTTAAAGTTCCTAATAGAATCCAGTATGATAAAGCTATTAATCCTAAAGCAAAAAAGGTTGAGTTTGATGGAAATACAATATTTGTAGGAGTTGGAGAACTTAATAATAATGTTCAAAAGCACTCTAGAAAACATCTTTTAGAACAAACTTTTGTTATGATAAATGAATTATATCCTAATGAATCAGAATTAAAAGTCGATTTACGTTTAGGGCTTCCACCTATACAATATTTTAATGATTCTTATAAAAGTAACTTTGCTAGTATGTTCCCTGTTGGAAAACAATTTGAGTTTACTATTGATGGTATAGCTAAAAAGGTTACTTTTGTATCATTAGAAATTTTTGTAGAAGGATATTCAGCTTTTGTTTCTAATATCGAAAGTATCGGAGATAACAAACAAGATATACTAAGTATAGATGTTGGTGGAGGAACAACTGATATTTGCAGTTTCTCATATGATTATGATGATGAAATGTACTATCCAAATGATACTTTAACTATACCAAAAGGTGTTATTGACTATGGTTTAGAGATAGCAAAACATTTCAATGAAGTAGAAAATGCGGATATATCAAGCAAATATATAGATTCTTTACTTAAAAATAATATTGAAGAAATTGAATATAAAGGTAAGAAATATAAGCTTGAAAATTATTTAAGTTCAATAGATCCTATAGTATACGATACAACAAATAAGATAACAAATAAGTTTGGGGAACTTGATAGATACATAGTAGTAGGTGTTGGTGGAGGTTATAAAACATATAACCGTATAATTAAAGATAGAATAGCATCAGAAATAGAATTAGATGAGGATTCTCAATTCTTTGGAAATGCAGAAGGATATTTAGAACAATAAATCAAAAAAGTCAGTAGCGACCAACTACTGACTTATGAACAACATACAATAGAGTATGCCGTATAACTTAACGATAATATAAGTATACTCTATTGGATAAAAAAATACAATAGAGGAGATATAAAAATGGAACAGTTAATAGTAAATGGAATATTAGCATTAGAACAACTTGAAAAGGAGCATGGTAGATTGGGTGCGATTACTGGAATAGTTATAATATGTATAGCTTCATTAGCAGCAATGGCTATAATAGGTGTTACAACTATAGCATGGCTAAAAGTAGTAAATTGGGCTTTACAACACTTCATAGGATGGACATTATAATATGGAGCAGTTATATTTTATCGAAGTGTTAGAAAATCTTTTTATGTCTAAGACTTGCAAAGAATGTAATAAAGATTGCAAGATATTATGTTTATCCAAAGATGCAGTTATATATTGTAAGAAGTTCAAATCAAAGGAGTAAAAATAAATGGATAATAGAATTGAAAAAGCAATACATAACATTTTTAAAGAAAATGGATATAAGATAGTAATGATAGATGCTAGTGGAGAAATAGTTGCTAGAAATAGATTTGATATGCAAAGAGTTTACTCTTATAAAATAAAAGATGATGTAATAACTATCAAAAATAAACAAGGATTAGTAGTTTATGAGAAGTGTATATCAAGCTATCAAGAACCATTTAGCTTTACAATAGATAAGTAATAAATATAAAAAGGCTAGTTAAAGTAAAATAACTAGCTTTTTTTATACTTATTAACTAATTCATTAAATAGCTTCTTATCACGTTCAGCTACTATAGCAAGTACTTCAACTAGTTGACTCACTGTAAGATCATACTGTATTGCCTTTACTTTAAGTGTCTTAACTAGATTATCTTCTACACTTAATGTAAGTTTACGTTTATTAGATTTACTCAAATCAATTCACCTACTTAATATATTTAAACTATATAAATTAGTAGTTCTATACGTATAGATGAATTCCTTTATAAAGTTGAAGAATATGAACTAAAAATAAGTGGCATAAAATTTTATATTTTATGCCTTTTTTAGTTATATATATTGAAATATCTATATTTTAACTATTATATATATATTAAAAATTATGTTATGTCAGTTTTTTGGTCAGTTATTGAAAAATATCAACAGAAATTTTAGGGTTATCAACATAAAAATTATACTTATCAACAAACTTATACACAATAAAATTAAGTACAAAAAAAGATATAGAACTACTCTATACCTAAAAAATAAGTTTAAAACTCAGTGGATTGTGTTATAATATAAATATAAAAAGGAACTTCAATCTATTTGCACTAGAGTGATGTTTCCAAAACTTTAATTTTTGGTAATTTTGAACTTGATTTTTATTTCAAGTTCCACGCCACTCTTAGTTTTCCTAGAACTAGAGTGGCTTTTTAATTTGTCGGATATGTAGTTAGTCAATAGACCAAGACATATTGTGCAAATAGCACCTATGACAATATTTATCATTTGTTCCATACTTCTCACCTCCTTCCGTTAAGAAGTAGGCTTTATATTTAGTATGGAAACACCACTCTATAAATTGAAATTCCTATATTTATTATATCATATCCATATAAGTTTTTATATACTTCAATCATTTCTTTGTTTTTATTATATAAATAAAACAAAAGTTCATAAATTAATAAATGAACAAAAAACATTAATAAATGTATATTTTGTTCATTTATTAATTTATGAACGAAATAAAATAATTAGAGCTATGCCGAAAACTAAAAAACGAAGGCAAAAGTTATAGTTACATATCAAGTGTAACAGGCTGGAGCAAAGCAATTATAAGCAGAGTTATAAATAATAAAAATTATTAAAAAAATAGTATTATTTAACTGAAATATATTGACTCACCGTAACGGTTATGTTATAATATAAATATAGAAAGGGAGGTGAAGAAAGTGGCAAATAGAAGAAAACAAAAGAAAAAAAAGAAGAACACAGAACTTGCGACGGCTCGAATTCTTCTTTTGATAGAAATACTTAGCATAGTAAATACTATACTAGATAAGTTTTTCTAATACTTAGGGGCGAAAGCCCTTAAGTATATAAGTTTTCTTTCATTATACCACAATGTACTATGAACGATACAAATAAATTATTAAAAATATCAATTGCATTAGCAATAGTAAATATAGTTCTACAAATATTTTTATAGGAGATTAAAAATGAGTAAAAAAAGATTAAAAGTAAATTTTAATAAAGGTGGAAATGGTGGAGTTAGTGCAAAACTAACTCTTCCAATAACAATGGTTAGAGAATTAGGAATCGATGAAGAAAATAAGTTCATTGATGTAGTTTGTGAAGATGGCAAAATAATAATTGTTAAATCGGAAACTCAAGAATAGTATAAATATATTATAATAATATGAAAAAAATACATTAAAATATATACTGTGTATTTTTCTGCATTTTGTAGTATAATAAAAACATAGAAATAAAAAAGAGAAATTATAATCTAGTGGAATAGAGTGTGATTTCTATAAATACATGTTTTTATTTATTAGAATCACTCTTATTGCCAGTAAGAGTGATTTTTAATTTATCATAAATAAATGCTCCGATGATGCTAATGATTATATATAAAAAGTAGTAGGAAGTGAATCCTACTACTTTTTATATAACTTAAAATAATTTATTTTTTTTCACTTAACTCACTTTCTGATTTATTTCTAATAATGTATTTTCTATTAAGTTCATTCTGCAATTAATCTCAGAGCATAAAAGTCTATTAGTTTCAGATAATTCTTTATTTGTAGCTAATAGTTCCTGATTAGTTATTCTATTCTCTTCTATAGTTATTATTAGTTTTTTTCTTTCTTCTATCTCTTGTGCTTTTGTTTCTTTTTCAATTTCTATTCTTTGATTATCTCTTTTATTTATATACCAGCCAAATACTCCAACCATAGCGATTGGAAATCCAACTGAGTTTATTAATTCAGTTAAAACACTTAATTCCATAAATTTTACTCCTTTTATATTGTATCGGTATTACGAATATTTCTTATCATTTTTTCTAATTCGAGTTTCGTTAATACCTCAGATGTTGTAACTTCTGAAAGTCGATATGGAAAAACCCTATTAGGAAGATTATTACTCGATACATTTTGATTTTTATTTGGTGTTTGTGAAGATGACCAAACACTATTAGTATAACTATTATCTATTGCATAGGCTAGACCGATTCTTGTATTTCTAACACTCTTCGGTTCTACTGCGAATCCAAATCCTACCGTTTCACCAAATGCTTGATTTATTGGTATTCTGATACATTTACAACCTACAATGTCAATATCTTCAACAGTATATGTCCTATAATATTCAGCAGCTTTTAATACAACGTTATTGTTTGATATCACAAAGTATGTTGCATTTATAGTATCACCGACTATTGCATTTGCTATAGGTATTATCAGGTTGGAGATTCTTTTGTTTCTTTCAGAAAACTTATTATGCAATGTAACAACATAGTGATTATTATTAAATACATCATATGTTCTATGTGTTGAACTTACTTCATTGAAAGCTATTAATGTAAAGTCTTTTGTAACAGTAGGGCTATAAAAGTTAAAATCGTTTTTATTTCTAAAGTTATTTTGAGTATCTATGCTAGCAAATTTTGCATTTATTTTATCCCATAACTTTCTTGCAAAAAAATGCAATCGTGCTCTATTTAATAAATTTGACATATATAAAAAAGGTGGAATGATATCCACCTTTGCTCCTTTCTATCTATTACTTAATTTAGCGATTCTATGATACTATTTATTTCAGCTTCTGTAATAACAGGTATCTCAGTTGTAGTTGTATCTGAACCACTTCTTATATTTAGTTTTACTTTATCGTCCGTAGCATCAAGTGTTAGATTCACTGATCCACTTTTACCATTTATAGATAGCACAGAACCATCTTTGGTATTAAGTTCAATAAAAGCATCCGTTAAATTTGTAGAAGGATTATCGACTTTATTTATACATAAATATTTTTTACCGTGATTATTGCTGCTACTGTTATTTACAACAACTATATCTCCATTTTCGTAGCGTGTATTTCTTAATATATCATCTGTGAAATCATTAATTGCAAAATACTCATTTATAGCGATAGATGGCAACATATTTTTATCTAATTTACCATTATCATCAAGTTTTGCAAATTTAGAGCTATCTTTTTCAAGCGCTTTTATTTTATTATATAAAGAACCGATACTCTCTCTTCCTATCAAATACATTATTGCTGTATTAGCAGGTGTATTACCACCTGAACCCCAATTTATTGTTGAACCTGGAGTCGTAGGTGGTTGAGTATCATTCATATTTATAACATCTGAATGATACTTGGGATCTATAGTTTCACATACGTTACACCTAGTATTTTGACTTCTAACAATAAAATATACTTCTTCATCAAATTCTTCATTGATAGGTATCATCACGCACTTTCTCATAGTACCATTATCATTGAAACTTAATACATTTGTTTGTATATCATTGCTTCCATTTTGCTGAATTATTTTTTTTACAACATCATGTTCTTTTTCCTCACCCTTTTTTATTGCCCAAACTTTCCAAGTCGTTGAACTATCAACAACTGCCTCACTATCAACAAGAATAACAAGTTCTGATACATATCCATCCACAAAAGAATTACTCGTAAGACCTCTAAAGCCAAGACTTCTATTCTCACTTGTATTTCGATTTGGATCTCCTATATGTCTATTGCTTTCAATAGAAACATTGTCAACTGATACATCTTGTTTGAAAGCATTTCTATCTTTTAATCTTGCATACTCAACTAAATCAATATCTACAGTATTAGTTCCTTCAATTTTAGTGAATTTCAATTTTTTATCATCAGTTAAAGTTACCTCTTTGAAAGAGACATTGTATTTTTCTTTTATTTTACTCCAAATTTTTGTTGTAAACTGATTCAATCTTGTTTGGTTTATTAGTTTTGACATTTTAAAAATTCCTCTTTTCTTTATTATTATTTTTTAGATTATCTCAAATTGTTGACTATATCATCTATTTCTGACTCTGATATTATTGTTAAACTTTTGATTGTGTTATTTCCATTTTTAAAGTCAATTTTGTTAACTTCTTGAGATAAGTTATTGAATGCATTACTTGCACCAGTTCCTGGTCTTCCATTTCGGCATAAATAATCTAAAAATATTTCAATCCTTGAGCAAGGATCTGGTAATGTATTCACATCATTATTTCTGCACAAATTATCTAAAAATTGTTCACTTCGAGACTGGGGAACTGGTAATTTATCTAAACTTGTTGACTTATTATCCATATAAATTCCTCCAAATAAAAAACTAGAGTATGTATTACACCCAGTAATATATACTCTAGTTTTAAAAAATGAGTTTGAGAAAATATACTATTAATTAGTATTTATTGTAGAATATTAATTAACATATATATTTTGACATTATGCAATTATGTTATTATTATACTCTAAAATTAAATCAAATACAAATATTTTTAACTTATGTATATATTCAAGTTTCTTATTTTCTAAATGCAGTTACAAAACCACCATCATATCCTTTAGCGGATAAATTTTTTACTCTTTGCTCAGCTAAATTCTTATCTTTAAATGATCCTGCTATTACTCTGTACCATGTCTTTTCATCTTTTACAAATGCTTCTAAAAATACACCACTAAATCCATCTTTATCTAATTTTGATTTTCTATCAAGTGCATACTCTTTATTATTAAAGCTTCCTGAAATTGCTCTATAGTATACTTCTTCATTAGGTACTGGTATAGGAGCAGGTACTGATACTGATATAGTCTTATTCAATATACCTTCTACTATAGCTTTGGCCATGCTTTTGTAATTATATAAGTCTATATCATCTTTATCATCAACAAAGCAACATTCTACTAGCAGTGATTGTCCTTTACTATTTTTTAATACACCTAATTTTGTTCTAGTTTTTACCCCTCTGTTTTTATATCCTAGACCTTCTATTTTCGAGCATATTCTTTTAGCTGTATCATACTTAGTTCCAGATGTATTATAAACTAATACCTCTACTCCTGTACTTTTGCCATTTCCAGTCTTATCATTTGCTCCTGAGTTAAAATGAATCGATATATGTAAGTCTATATCTGAATAAGAGTTCATTTTTGATACTTGTTTATTTACTATATCTGATACACTTGTACCATTTTCAACTGTACAGTCATATACTGTATGACCTTCTTCTTTTAGTAATCTTATGACTTCATTTTTAACATTTCTATTTTCTGTTGATTCCTTTATTAATCCTATAGCTCCACAAGCTACCTTATTATCTGGATTATGTCCTGCATGTACTGTAAATCTCATATTATTTTCCCTCCAATACTTTGTCTAATTTATTTTCTATTTTGCTTAATCTTTCATTTAGTTTATTATTTTCTTCTATTAATTCTTGATTAGCTTTCCACAGCACTGAAAGCGTGTTTAATATATTTACACTTATTTCATCTTCATATAACTTTTCATCTGTTAATGTAGTAATACATTTATTGTAGTTATTTATATTTTTAGTTCTATTATTTTGTATTAATTTGAAACTATCTTCATCTTCGATAACATCAATACTATCTAATATATCAAAAACACTATTAATCTTTTTAGCAGAACGTGAAATGCTTGAACGATACGACATATTAAAGTTTCCGGCATACACAACTCCTCTATCACCACCTGTAGTGACAAAGTGTATACTACTTAATCCAGCCATGAACATTTCACCAAGTCTTATATAATCACACTCGCGTTGAGTATTTCCACCTTGAGGAAGTAGAATCACCCCTCTATTTAGGTGCAAAGTATCGCCTTTTCCTTTAATGATTCCATTAAATTTTGCATCTCCATTATTGCTTAAAACCCATGCTACAGCTCCACCAACACCAGTTCTACCAGTTGAAGTTCCGCTAACTACAAGGTCATTATGAATATTAGCACCTTTAAATGTTGCAATGCCATTTTCAAGTATATTCCAATTGACTGAAGTACCAGATTGTATGCCTTTTGTGAATGAAGTCAATCCTGTTACAGTTCCGCCTGTTAAAGGAAGTCTTTTGCTTATTTCACCATCTTGTTGAGGTTGTTTTCTAACCAACTCATATCCATTCATTTTTTACTCCTTTCTAATATAAAAAAGAGCAATCTTTATCTATTTATAAAGATTGCTCTTTTTCATTATTAAGCTAATGCTGCTCTTAATATCTCAAATGTAAAGTGATCATTTTGCAAGAATTGTACTCCACTTGCAGGTGTTATTTTAGCTGTTTGAGCATTTCCAACTGTTAAAGAGTAATGCTTCGTTGGATGAAGTCTTACACCACTTAGGTATACTCTTACAATATCTGTAGCACGAACCTCTGCTCCTATAAGTACTTGAGTTGCAGTTGCAGTTGAAACAGTAGCTTCCTTAATATCCAGAGTTAAATTAACTGTTGCATTTACATTTGGTAAAGTTATAGTCTTAGTTTGAACACCAGTAACTCTACCCTTTGTATCTGTAGTAATTGAACCTATAGCTGTGAAGGTTCCACCATGATTAGGGCTTTCTGATGCAGTAGTATTTGATCTATTAACTTTTGAAAGTGATGTATTAATTACTGCATTTGCTGAACCATCAAATTGAGCTGAACCTGTAGCATCACCTTGAAGCGTTATAGCTCTTGAATTTTGCAACTTTGTAGCTGTACTTGAATTACCAACAACTCCACCAATAACAGTTAAATTTCCACTTATAGTTTGTCCACCCGTTGTATTTATTAATTTTGATGTATCTATACCATCTAGCTTACTCTTATCTTTTGAACTCATTAAACCATTTTGTGAAGTTGTTGCAACTGGTATAGTTGAGAAATCAGCTATTTTTTTCCATGTAGCACTTTCATCATCATATCTATATATTTCATTTGTATCATTTACAGATGCAGTCCAACCTTCTTTTGCATTAGGATATGTTGTTGTCAATGCAGCATAATTAGCAACAGAAGGCTTCCATTGAAGTCCATCTATAGCTGCAGTAACCTTATTATCTATATTAGTTATATTTGTTCCCATAGCATCTAAACGACCTTTTAGATTAGCATATTGAGTGATTCCATCATTTCTAGCATTTGTTACTTCAGTAACCGTATTATCATGTATTGCTTGTTTTCTAATTAATTGAATTGCATCCATTTTTAATTCCTCCTCTGCTTATTTAAATTTTATTACTTCAAAATAAATTTGTATATTTTCATTCCATGTTCCATCTACACACGTAATTGTTTTCAGTTGTTTATTAAGTGTATATGCTACATTTTCAACCATTTTTGCACCTGATATATATACATTTAATTCATCTTCAATTGAATTGTAGTCATCAATAGGAACAACTATAGATTTTGTTGGTTGAGTTAATATCGTTGTTTCCGTTAATTTTTTATACGTAGTAATAGTTGTCCCGCCTCCACCATCTAATTTATCAAGTCTTGTTTTCAACTCATTTATTGCATTTACAATAATCTTTTCATTAGTTCTTAAATGATTAATATTTCCAACTTCATTAGTATATTGACTAACTAATAAATAATCATTTAATTTTACAAGTATATTTCCAAGTGCTGATTGAACATTATTAGCTCCAAGTATATTTGATGTTAAAGTTACGTTATTGGCTCCAATTGTCGGATTATTATATTCTGTACTACGAGTTCTTCTAAATGTACATAATAGAACTTGATCACCATTTTTAAATGTTTTATCACCGACAGTCGTTATAGTCTTAGCACTAGAATTTAATGTAAAATCTATTCCTTTTATTTGCTTTACACCACTTAGATATACTTCTACATCATTATTAGCTTCATACTCATTCCAATTTGAAAAAGATATTGTCTTATTATCCTGACTTACATTTACAACGTGATGTAAAATTGCAATAGCATTTAAATTCTTTAATTCTAATAATAATTGCTCTACTTTTAAAATACTTTCTAGCAGTCCTTTATAATCGCTATTTGATTCAATAGCACCTTTATTAGCATGAAGTGATTCTAAACAATTGATATAAAAAAACTTAGAACTAAATATTTCTCCATTTTGCATTATCACAAGTTCAACTATTATATTTCCAACTGATGATAATGTATTAGCATCAACAGGTATGGTTATATATTTTTCACTTCCAGTTGTAACTTCACAAGATATAAAAACTTCTGTATCGTCAGGCTTTCTAAATATAGCTTTAAATGATAAGTCTTTATCTGATATATCAAACTCTTGACCTTTGCTGTATAGTCTTGCTTTTATAAAACGAGATTTAGTGTCATATTGCTTCATATTTATTTTAGGAATAAATTCATTATCTGATAGATCCAAATCTATCTCATGAGCAAAATTTTTAAAATTTATCAAAAATACACATCTCCTTTCTATCAAAATAAAAATGAGCAATCAAATCCGTTAATAAATCGAATTTATTGCTCATTTTTTATAACTTTATAAAAAGTCTTATTTCTTTCTTCTTCATATCCTTTACGCTTAGCAGTTACAACATATTTAAACGTGAAATCTTTTCTATCTGATTCAACTATAAAATAATCTTTAGTTTGTTCTTTTATTCTATAATCTCCCCAGCCTTGTTTTATAACTTCTACTGTATAATTTAAATCTAAGTTAACACTTTCTTTAAATATATTATCTAATAAAATTACTCTTTCATAAGATCCTGTACTAGTTTCTTCTACTGTAAATACTTCCATACTTCTATCTGTTAGATAAGATTCACAATCTTCAACTGAATAATATAAAACATCACCATATTTTTCTGTTGATTGAACACAGTTTTTATTACCATTTACAGTAAAGTTTCCATTGATGTGTAAACCTAAATCTGATTGAATTGTATTCGCAGTAGTTGTATATAAAATATAATTATTTCCTTTCCAGAATGAGAATCCATTTGGAGAGCAAGAGAAGTATTTTCTACCATTGCTACCAAAAAATGTTTCATCTTCTGATATTAAACTATATCTATTACTAGTTTTTGTATTATATAAATTTAATTCATTTTTATCAAGGAGTAGCCTATTATTAACAGAGTCCGTTTCTCTTATAATAAATTTATTTTTAAGTTTGATTACAAAATTATTGTTATCAGAGTTATATATTGAGTTTATATTATGTCCAAACCATAACTGGCTACCTTTAAATTCAGTTTCTTCAAATATAGTAATTGGAATAGATGTAATATTATCTATATTGTCTTTATCAAATCTCATATAACTGTAAAAAGAATTATTTTTTTCATATGCAAGAGATAAGTAACTGTTAGTTTTATTAGCTAAAACTATTCCAGGAATATTTTCATTACTGTTCAGTCTTGATGAATAAACTTGTCCAATAACATCATCTCCATCCCAATTATAGAATTTCATAGCTGTTCCGGACAGTTCTATTGCATTTTTACCTTTATATTTAGTTATAATACCATTTGAGCCACTAAGATCTATTTGTAAACTTCCATCTTTGTTTTGAATTAATATAGCACTTAATATACCTGTTGAAATTAAACTTGCATTTATAACTCCATCTATTGTGAATCCATATTGATATGGTCCAGCATATCCTGTTTTAGAAAATCCTAATCCATTTTTATTTAATCTGATTACATTTCTTGCAGCATTTAAATCTTTATTATCTGCAACTATAATTTCATTTTGACGAGGTATAACATAACTATCATTTACTCCAGCATTGATCATAGATTGAATAACATCTTGTAAGTTATTGTTATTACTATTAGATATAATACTTTGCAACTCTGATAAAATATCACTTGTTGTTATAGATTTCTTAGATATATCATTATTACTTAATTCAATTTCTATAACTTTTTGAGTTAATACATTATATCTCCTACCAATAACCCTAACATGAATATTTATATTATGTTTTTCTTCAAATACAGATACTGTATCACCTAAATATACTCTTTCTGCTTGAATATAATTTTTATATTCATCTGTTTGCTCTAAATATATAAAGTTAATTCTATAATCTGCTCTTAGTTCATCTATATGTTTTTCAGTAAATTCAAGTTCTGCTCTTCTTATCAATTCTTTTTGAGCTTCAGCTAAAGTATCATAACCTTCATCATTATTATCATCTTTAACTCTTATATCATCATACTTTATTTCTCTAGTTTTTATAGAACTATAATTATTAATTAATTTACTATCAACATATTTACCAGCATAAATTCCATTGTAACCTACTGCTCTTATTCTAGTAACAACATTATCTATATCTGTATTAGCTTCAAATCCAGTTAAATTTTTTCTAGACCTTATTTCTACACCTCTATCTTGCCCTATCTTTTTATTAATAGTAAGATTATATCCTCTTCTTAAGACTTCTCCACCCCATCTATCTAAAAATGATTGATCACAATCATGTATAGCTTGATACACGCTCATTCTTTGATAATATGCAGTAGAAGAATTATCTATATCAGAAAATACTTCTATATCCTTTTTACCGATAGAATTGTTTTTCAAGTCTGTAAGAGCAGCTAATCCACTTGTATTCGTGGGTCTTATATCTTCAATCCACATATCTAATGTTTCAGATATAGTTATTTGTCTAGCAAATATTTCTATTCTATTTTGATATTTAGTTACTTTAGATATTCTGTATATCTCATAATCATAATCTAATAATACTTTTATAATAGATTCTTCTTTAATGTTTTTATAAAGTCCATCACTATCAGTAATGAATGTAGCATCTAGTTCTGAAGTACCATCTATATTCTCATAAGGAACACAACTTATACATATATTATCTAAAATATAATCTCCATTTCCAAAGAGCACATCTCTTTTTAAAGTATTTTTATCATATATACATATTTTTGTACTTACTTTATTTGACATATTAATTACCTATAAATATGCTGTTCTTTTTAGTAACTCTATTTTAGTTACATTTCCAGTCCAGCTTATATTATTAATTCCTTTTGTTAATATTGGAAATCCACCACTCATATCTCTTGATTTACTTTGTTGATTTTTATTTAGACATAATAAAAACTTACTATCTAACTCAACATATTCATCAATATTTTTGATTTGAATAGTTTCAGAGTTTATAGTAAGTTCTATATTTCCACTTCCATATATTTTTAATTTAGGTTTTCCTTTAGCATTTCCCATATAGTATATTTTTTCAGATTTAGTTAATATCATCGTTTTATCGTATATATCATACTTAAATGGTTCTAAAGTAAATGTAACCGATATTGTATTGTATTTATCAAAATCTCTACTTATATTATCAACAACAACATTTTTTACTATATAATATCTATTTGGCATAAAACTAAGAATTAATTTATTATCTTTTACATTATATAGCCAATCTAGGATTTCTTCTTGATGATCTATAATATTTTTTAAGTTTTTACTCCTAAAAGTTATTGGCAATTCTATAGGAAGATATTCTCCTGTTCTAATTATATATCCATTGACCATTTCTATTGTTTCATTTGCAACCGGTATATTTGCCATATCAGTTATAGCTAGTCCTAAATCTTTGCTAGAGTTGAGGTTATTAAAGACTATATTTGTAATAAATTTATCCATTTTAACACCTCCTAGTATGTGAATTTTGGATTTCTAGTATTATACTTTTCAATTTCATTTGAGTATGGTGCTAATGCTCTTGCAACTTCTCTTCCATCAATATTTAAGGATTGTTTATTATCTTTTATTAGATTATTTTGTACATTAAGTATATTAATCATAGTCATCATTAAATTTTCAAGTTTAGATGTATCTGTTGAATTAACTGTATTTTTAGAACTATTTCTGCTATTATTTTCATTAGTTGAGGCATTACTTCTTGTATAATTACTAGCGTTAAAGTCAATCCTACTTATTTGCCTTGATACTTCTCTCTTTATCTCACTAATCATCATTTCAGTTGATGCTAAGTTAGTTTTAACTTTAGTTCCTCTTGGGAGATACGCATGATCTCCTTCAAATGATGAGTCTATTGCTAAAGCTCTAGTACCTCGTGGAGCATCTATTAACTCCCATCCTTTTTCATTTACAGTATGTATACCTTCAGGTGCAGAATTTGTACCTATAGCAAACCCTTTACCACTAAATAAATTCCTTAACCTTTGTCCTAAACTATTTATACTTCCACCATCACTAACATTGATTGTAGCTTTTTTGCCATCTAAATCTTTAACTTCTTTTTTTGTATTTTGTAGCTTTTTAATAACTTCATCAGCATTTTCACCAATTTTCATTGGATTGCCATTAACATCTAATATAGCCTGTTTAACTCTCCCAGAGCTATCCTTAACTTCTTCTAATTTACCTATAATCTTTCCGCTTGCATCAACTATATTATTTTTAGTATCTAAATAAGCATTCCTTATAGCAAGATTAGCTACATTAACTCCATCTTGTGTCATTCGCCAGCTAGCAACTTCCTTTTGTAAAGTCTTAGCATCCTCTTTACTCATAGAAGCTATATTATTGCTATTAAGGTCATATAATGCTTTAATTTGCCCAGTCTTTTCATCTATATTAACGTATAAATTATCCCATGTTTTAGTAGTAGTATTATACATTGTATGATAACCATCTTCAGTTATTTTATTTAAGTTCTTATAATGATTTTCCGCTTGTATAAATCTTTCATAGTAAACTTTATCACCATTTGCTAATATTTCACCATTATACTTATTAATTACTCCAACAAGGTTCTCATTTCCACTTATAGCAGCATTATATGAATTATCCCAGTACTGTTGATTTTTTTCTAACTGTTGATTCTTACTTTCTTCTAATCTTGCTATTGTTTCATCTACATACTTCTTATCTTCTTTAGATAGCTTGTCATATCCTTGCATAGATTGAGCTATTAAAGTATCATATTTAGTTTCAATAGCAATTCTTTCTTCTTCATATTGATGATATCTTTGTTGTAAAAGATCAGATGCACCTTGTGCATCTAGTGTTTTTAATCTATTTAAAAACTCTTGTTGAGCATATTCTATTTCATAAGAGTTATTTGCTTGTGCTTCCAATTCAATTTGTTTTATTTTATTATATCTATCCTGAATAGCAGTCATTTCTTCACTAGTTAAAGCTCTACCTTCAGCAAATGCTTTTTTCTCTATATCATTTATTTCATTTCTAAGATTTTCACATTTTTGAAGTTCTTCTGTAGTCCTGTTATTCCACCATTCAGTTAATGCAGCTTCATTTTCATCTATTGTTCCATCAATAGAAAATGCTGAATTTAATCCATCTTGTAATGTTTTGTTTTTAGATTCTATAGCATTTTTTGCACCTTCTAATGCACTATCGACTCTATCCATTAAAGCTTTACCTTCAGATTCAGAAAATACTCCATCTAAGTTCATTTCATGTAATGACATACCAAATTCATGTACATCTGTTGTCATAGATTTTACTTTTTCCTGAAACTCACTTGATATTTTACTGTTAAAATCTGAATATACTAAGCCTAACTCTTCAAGCTCTGCTCTAGACTTAGCAGTACCACTAGTAAGACTTAACATTGCTTTTTCCATGAAACTTAAATCTTCTGATGCTGTTGTTACTTTTGTATTCATAGCATCTTGATATTCATTATATGTATATATTCCAGCACCTAATACACCAATAGCACCTGCAACTAATGGTATATTACTACCTAGTAAACTTAATGCTTTTGTAGCTCCACCTATTCCTTTTGTCATTATTGTTGTATATTTTTTTGATGAGCTTAATGTTTTAGATAATTGACCTATACTACCTACAGTTTTACCTATTCCACTTGTGAAACTACCTACAACTTTTAATGCTCCACCTGTAGCTGTTGCAAATAGACCCATTCTTATTATAGCTTGTTGAGTATCTTCGTCTAAACTTCCAAACCATTCTATTAATGCAGTTAAGTGTTCTATTAAATCATTCAAATGTGGAAGTAACTTTTCTCCTACTTGTATGCCTAATCCTTCTAAAGCACTTTTCATCTTTTCAATATTACCTTTTGCATTATCTTGCATAGTTTGTGCCATTTTATCAAGCGAACCATTAGAATTTTCTATTTTTGTTGAAAGCTCTTGTAATGATCCACCACTTTGCCCAACTAATTCTATAAATTGTGATAAATAGTTTTGTCCAGCTATATTCTTAGCGTGGAATGCTTGTTGTTCCTGATCAAGTTCACCAAAAGCCTTATTTAATTGACCTAAAACATTCTCTAATCCTAAGAATTTGCCTTCATTATCAAATACAGATATTCCTAATGCATCTAGTGAGTTAGCCGCTTCCTTTGGTGGCTTTGCTAATCTAGTTAATACTGTTTGTAATGCTCTACCACTTTCACTCAATTATGTTACCGTATAGACTCTTTATCCTATACTTCTTATAGTTTCCTATAAGTTCAGACTATATCTTTACCTTCAACATTACTTGTTAAGGCATCCCATTTTCGTGGATGGATTATTGCTTGCTATAACTCACCATCTAGTCGTTACACCTTCCAATTACTTTTACTAGCTTTCATTGGCTTGGCTCGGTATTACCATATTAAATATTGTTATTTTAAGCATAATAAAAGCACCCTATTAGGATGCTTGTTGATTTTTAATATATATAAATTCATTAACTTGTTCTTTAGTATTATTTTTATATCCATATGTATTATGAAATTCTTTATGACAAGTTTCACATAGTGTTATTCCATTACCAACATTAGTTCTTAATTCTTCATGTTCAGAATAATTTAAGATGTGATGTGCTACTAAATTTCCACCTTTATTATCTCCACAACATTGGCAAGTATATTTATCTCTCTCATAAACCTGTCTTCTCCATTCACTATAACCATCAATATTTCTACTCTTAACTCTTTCTGATTCATCTAGTTCAGGATTATAATTTGGATTTCCACTTCCACTAAATAGAGTTTTATAATGTTCATTTCTACATTCATTTGAACAATATAAATATTCATATGTATTTATTTCATATTCTGTCCTTGTTATATCTGTTTGACAATTTGAACACTTAACTATTTTTCTATTGTAATGAATACTGTTAATTCCACTATGAAATAAGCTATAACCCTTATTTTTACATTCTTCAGAACAATAATGTCTTTCCCCATGTTCTAGTTGAGATTTAGTTCTTTCTATTTCCTTGCTACATATAGAACATTCCACTTTATACCTAATCCTTTTAGATTGTGGTTTACAGGATGGGCTACAGTATTTAGCACTTTTCCTTTTTGCCAACCATTCATTTCCACAAGTTTCACACTTGCATAAATGTTTAAGGCTTTGCTTGTTTCTACACTTTTTACATTTATTCTCATATCCATCTTTTACATTTTTAGATTTAGTAAAATTAGATACTTCTAAATTTTCTCCACATGATTTACATATTTTATGTGTCATCATATTAAACTACCTCCTACAGTAATTTTCCTAATATAATAAAAGACAGAAGATACTTAGGATTGTATCGTTCGGGAGCTACCCTATCTGTCCAAACATAATTATAATATATTATGCTTAAAATAACAATATTAACTTAGGTTTCACCGAATTTATGGTATCTCTTTAGAATAAGATTTCTCTTAAACTGGGCTAGTGAATTTAACCCTTATATCCTGCATTGGCTAATACCCCTAAAGCAGCAGACAATTCATTAGTATTTATACCTAATGTCTTTGCCATACCACCTGTTTCAATAAATGCTTCCATTAAGGAATCTATATTTGTGTTAGTTAATGTAGATGTTTTTGCTACTTGGTCTAAGTATTTATCTAAGTAACCAACTTCTAGTCCAAGTGCAGACATAGAATCCGTAACCAAATCACTTGTTCTTGCGAGATCTAGATTTCCAGCCTCACTCAATCTTAAAACTGGCTCTAATGCAGTAAGCATAGTTTGAGTATCCCATCCGGCTAACAATTATGTTATCGTAGGTGTTCTTTTAATCACCCACTTCTATATATTTCTATATAGTTCAGACTATATCTTCATCTTCACCATTATGTGTTAAGATGTTCGGCGCTCGTGTCCCTATTATTGCCTGTCATGGCTCAAGGATTAGTCGTTACACCTTTCAACTACTTTTACTGACTTTCGTTGGCTTGGCTCGGTATTGTCATATTTAATATGTTGAATTTTAAGTATAATAAAAGCACCCTAATTAGGATGCTTGTTGATTTTTTATTATATATAAATTGCTTAAAATTCAACATATTAAACGTAGATTTTTTCCGAATTCACCGAATATTTTTTGAAAAGTATTTCTACTTAACCGACCTTAGTTAAAAAGCCATATATCCTAGGGCGTTAGCTGAATCAGTTGCACTTTTAGAAGTTGACTTCCCCATCTCTTTAGCTTTTTCTTCTAATAACTTTAAATCATCTCCTGTAGCACCTGAAATAGCTTGTACATTAGACATAGCTGACTCAAAGTCCATACTAACTTTAGTTGCATATCCAGCAAATGCTGTTATAGGTGCAGATAAACCTATCATAGCATTTCCAGCACTATTTATCTTTTGTCCTGCACTATCTAGCTTAGAACCTAAATTTTCTAATTTTTCACCTGCTTCAGCTAGTTCTTTTTTCATTTTATTTGTATCAAAGTTATTGATAGCATTATTAGTATTATTAATTTCTTCCGTCAACAATTCTAGCTGTGCTTCAGTTTCTTTTACACCATTTTCAGCATTCTTAAGTTGATTTCTATATGTATTTAACTGCTTTTCTGCTTTTTGTATTGATTCAGTATTTTCATCTTCACTAGCTTTAAGTTTTTCTAACTCTTGTGTTTTCTTAGTAATACCTTGTCTAGCAGTTTCCATTTGCTTTTTATATGCTTCTAGCTTTGATGTTTGAACAGTCATTTTCTGTTCTAATAAACTTAATTTCTTTTTAAGACTATCTAAGTTATTATCAAATCCTTTGCTACTTTTAGATGCTAAATTATATTGAGTATCTAATGACTTAAGTTCTTTATTTAAAGCTCTAATCTGTGTTGTGGCACCTTTATCTTGTACTCCTAGCGTAACCAATAATTCCTCATTAGCCATTTTAACACCTACTTTTATATAACTTTTAATACTTCCGTATTTTCTTTAAATGTATTTTCACTATTTTTACCTTGATTTTTATATAAATCATTATGAATATTTATTTGAGATATAACTTTTCTTAAAGTTGAGTTCCAAAACTCTCGTTCTTGTCTATTTAAAATAGTTGTATACACATAATAAAGCCAATCTATATCTATTTCTTTACTTTCCTTTTTTGTTTTTGTTGAACTTTTTTTTTATTGTTACTTACTTGTGGCATGGAAGCACTTACTAACTGTATTACATCTAACGTATGACTTAATAAAAGTCCAATAATATCAAATTCAAATAATTTTTCACCTATTGGAACTTCTGGATTATCTTTTGGTCTAATACTTGAAGCCATGAAATACAGTAATGCTTTATCATCATATTTATTAATCAAATGAATAGCATTTAAAAAACCCATGCCTGATAATTCTTGAAATAAATTAATTGAATTCATGTCAAAGCACATAATATATTTTTTATTTTCTAGAATAATCTCTTTGCTTTTCTTAGTTAAGTTTCCCATTAAATTATTCCTTTCTATGAATTAAGCCAGCAAAACGCTGGCTATAATTAATTATTCTGTTGGTTTTTTAGCTTTAAATTGAACTTTTGTAAAAAATTCATTAAACTTTTGATTAATTTGGCTCGCATCCGGTGATGGCTGTGGTAGTGTTGAAGAATCCATAACAAATTTTAAAACACCAGTTAGATCTACCTCAGCCCCACTAGCAGACTTAGTCTTAATTTTACCTGTCATAGGGATAGCTTGACCTGATAAACTATCTCCAACAAAATTAAATGAATCTGTTTTAGTTTCACCATTTTCATTATCTTTAGTTAATTTACAGTTATAATATACAATTCTATCTTTTGAACCATCAGAATAATTTTTCTCAAATAAAATTGCTACTTGTGGAGCAACAGCAGTTGTTTTATATTCTAATTCACCAGTAGCATGACTTTGACCAGTTAATTCAGCTTCAATTGCTCTTGTTATATTAGAAAACTCTAAAGATAAATCAGCACCAACTAGCTCTTTTATATATATATTTCTTAAGTTATCTGCATAATTTGAACCTTCTGCATATGTTTCAGTTATAGATAATGTTTCTAACCCTTTTATCGGCTTTGGAGCATCAAAAGCATTATTAGTTGTGTTGAATACAGCATAATGTGCATTTGATATTCCAGTTGCTTTTTTACTCATATTTTATACCTTCTTTCTTTAAAATCTTAATTATGTAAAACTATTGCAAAAGTAATTGCAGTACAAAAAAAGCCAGTATCATTTGCAACTGTAGATGCTACTGACTTTCTCATAAATCCTGCTTTTTGCATAGCTATAATTATATCTTTTTTATTTTTTTCTATATTAGATTTACAATATAGATTAATCATAACTATATATTTTGTTGCCTTTTCTTCATTATCTGCACTCCAAGATGGTGTGGCTGTATAATTATATACAATACACTCATTTTTATCAGATAATCTAGTTATAAAGTAGTTAGGTAGACTCATATCACTTAAAGCATTTTTCACTAATGTACTTATCATTTCATCGTTTCCCTAATTTCTTTTCTTATTTCTTCTTTTAGTTCTTTTAATACACCTTGTTCTAAATTTTCTATTGCATTTGTAAACCAAAATTGATACATATTAGTATATATAGAAGTAGGAAAGCCCATCATGAATTGATGATAACCATAATGGTGGAAATATAAGTGTTTCCATTCATCCCAAGTAGCAGAATCATTTTTTAATCCAATTTCAACAAAATAATTTCCATTTCTATATTCTCTTGAGTCTACTTTTCCTATATAGTTATATCCTTTATTAGAAAACTTACTTGCTTCATTTCTTAGTCCTGATTCAACTGTTTTAGCTACTTTATTTACAGATTCTTTAGCTTTTAAATTAGATAATTTATTTAATTTATTAGTTAACGAGTTCATTCCTTTTAAAGTTATAGCCATTATTCCCATCCTCCAATATTTATTTGGATATACTTATTTTCTTCTCTTATATTAGACATACTAGCTATCTTATACCGTTTATTATTGTATAAGACTTTATACTTGTTAGTATCTTCAACATCAAAGTTATTTAAGTGTTTAGGAAATCTAGCTGTAATAGTTTTTGTAATAGATGATCTATCTCCATCTTCAACATCCTTGTTATATGAAGTATTTTTTCTAATTCTACCTTTTGTAGTCCAAATAGTTGTCCAACTTTCAGTAGGTATATTATCATCATCTATACTCTTTTTTAATTCTTGTATTTCAAATCTACTCTTAAAATCGCCAGGATTGATTGTGTACATAATCTATAATAAATTAAATGAATGCATATTTAATATACTTTCAACTATTACATTTAAAGGAACTCCACTATTACTATCTAACATAAACTGCCTTCTATCATACATATCACTACACAAGCATAAAAGAGCTATAGTTAAATCTTCATATTTATCTAATTTTTCATCATCACTTATGCCTGTTCTATTCTTAATAAAGTGTTTACTTGAATCTAATAATAATTGAACTGTTTTATCTTTTTCTTCAGGTGCATTAATATAATCTTTAATTATTTCTAAAGTAATTTCAGATATTTTCATAAAATCATTCCTTTGTATAATAAAGACTCTTCATTTTTTGAAGAGTCTTTTTAAATATTTATTAGTTAGCAGTCGCAAGAACTACTAAAGCTTCTCCTAAAGCTCTTTTTATGTCAAATCTCATAGTACCTTTTATTGCTATACCATCCTTTAACCAAGCATGTTCAGTTGAAGATTTTATAGTAAAGTTTTGTCTTAATCCTAATATTAAAGCCTTATTTAAATCTCCAAAGAATGCTATTGACTTATGTCCATTATTGTTAGCTTCTGTTAAGCTCGTTACATAATCAGATATTACCACTGGTCTTCCTAATAACATTGGTGTAGGTTTTCCACCAATTGGAACTTGTGTAAAGTCTGTATACAGTAATGGTCTTCCATTTGCATCTACAGCTTCATTTAATACTCCTGCTAATTGTGTAGATATTACCCATGTTCCATTTTTAGCATACTTTCTTGGTAAGGCATTGTACATTTTCATTAATTCTTTAAATCCAACCTTTTCTGTATCAGCTTTTGGATGTGTTACTTTTATAGCTCCACTTTGCACTGTTCCATCTGAATCTTTAACAAATGAATTTAAGCCTTGAACATTAGCATCACCAGTAACCATTAATTTATCTAATGTATTACCTGCACTTTCTCCATATTGCTCTAATAATTCTGACATTATATCATATCCAGTATCAGCTAAAGCTTCTTCAGATATTACAGAGATATTTCCGTATTTGTGAGCAGCTAATTGAATTGGGTCAAAGTCTATTTCTTTTTCTGCATAATTAGCTAATTCCTTAACATTAGCAAATTCGGTTATCTTAGTCTTTTGTACAGGCATTTGATGTAATGCTGATCCAAAATTTTCTTTTCTTACATAAGTATATAATTCTGATATATCAGTAGCTTTCTTTAATATAGCATTTGAAAATGTAGTTTTAGATATATTACCTATTGATTTTCCATTACCACCAGGAACATTTGGTGTACCCATAGCTTGTCTTTCTTCTATTTTAAAATTAGTTATATCTAATTCTTTTTCATTTTCTATTGCTTTTCTAATTTCTTCATTTTGCATTTCTATGTTTTTCAACTCATATCCTCCTTCTGCTCTCTTCTCTTCTGATTTATCGAATTCTTTAATATATTCTTTATCAGAAATTAACTTATTTAAGCCTTTGATTTCTTTCTTGATTTCTTCAACTCTAGCATCTTCTTCAGAAGTATATGCTCTAGTTTCTGACTCAGTTTTATTAACAATGCCTTCCATTTCTTCTTCTAATTTATTTATCTTTTCTTTTATTGCTTTCATACTTACATTTACTCCTTGCTTATATATTTTTAAAAATTTTTCTGAATCAAAAATAGCTGATAAATTATTTTTTTCATCAGCTTTATCCTCATCTTCTAATTTTTCTGAAAATGCTCTTATTTCTATATCCTTTTTATTTTCTTCTCTATGTTCTATATTTACTATAGAACCAAAATATGCAGGTGTAGTCTTACTATCTAGCAAACTAACTTCTATTAATCTTATTTCTTGTAGAGTTCTTAGTTCAACCCCATTATCCCATTCCCTAAAGTTATCCTTTAAGGCTAAAAATGAATAAGAAAAACCACTAAACCCACCTTCAGCATATGCTTGTCTAACTTCTTCAGAATTTACAGTTGCATCTATTTTTAAACCTATATTATCTTCAATTAACTTTAGATTGCCTTCATCTAATGAGCCTAAATGTATACTTTTATTATGATTTAATAAAAATTCTACATTGTTCCCTGTCATTAATGCCTTTGAAAAACATCTTGGCTCAACTCTTTCTACAAATTTAATTCCTTTACTCTTAATAACTCTGCTCGGTTTATCAGTTATATTAACATAACCTGTAATATGTAAGCTACCATTATCAAGTTGCCTTATTTCCATCACTATCTATTGCCTTTCTATTATTATCATTATTCTGAACTTGTCCAGTATTTGGAACATAATACTCTTTAGTCAACGGATTAAATAAGACATGACCTAGAGACATTTTTATTACATCTAATCCATCAAGGTGCTCATAATTTTCCATAAATCTGCATTCATTTTGAGTTAATACTCCACTTTCAATAGCTGCTTTATAGGTTTCAAATCTTTCTTTAGCACTTCCTTTTAATAGATCTTTTGTTTCAAATCCAAAGAAATAACCGTTGTACTTTTCCTCTTCTAGAAGTAACGATTTATTTAATGCAGTTTCTAATTGACTTAGTATAGGGTAAATAGTAGATTTTATAAAGTTATTATATTGATCATTATTAGCTGTTCCATCTAATATATTACTTGGTACTTTAATCATATTTAATATATCTTTATCATTTGCTTGTCTTGTATTTAATGTTTCAAGTTCTGCTGATGTTTGCGAAAGTTCTTGGAAATCTAATCCTTCATTAAGAATTATTGCTGATGAATTATTAGCACTATAAAGCTTACTCCATGCCTGTTTCAAAATATTCATAGCTTCTTCAGTAAGTCTTTTACTACTCTTTAATACACCACGCTTAATACCACCTTGTGCCATATTTTTACTTGAAAAACTCAATGTATTATATGATAACTTTATTAAATCATTATTTTCTTCTAGTATTCCTTTTCCAGTAACTCCATCTGTTGTATTTTGAGCTACTATAATAAAATCATCTGTATCATAGTATTTTCCATCTACATTAATTTTACTTTTTTTAAAAATTATATCTGAATCTGATATTACAGAAACTCTTGACGGAACTACGTAATGTAAAGATTTTATTTTATTTCTATATCTATTTATATATGTGTATCCATTTCCACTTAAAATAAAATCTCTTACCATAGATTGTTTCATTTGAAAACTATTTAGCATATCACCAGTATCATCGTTTAACATTTTAAGCCTATAGTCTTCTATCGTTTCTACTTTTCCTGAAGTTTCTTTATACAATTTAATTTCTAAAGATGATACTAAATCTGATATATAACTTACTCCAGATTTTAAGGAAGGTATTTGTAAAGCCATATTTCTAGTAATATAAGATGTTTCATCTTCTTCATTTAATATACTAGATAAATTTTCATAATTTACTCGCTCAAATGCAATATCTTTTTTCTTAAATAATTTTGAAAAATCCATTTTATCTACTCCTTTCTAGCAAGTTTGAACTGCCCACGATTCCTCTTCACCTATTACAACTACTTGTTGTAATAAATAAAGTGCATTTATCATAGACATTACCATGTCTATTTTCCCATTACTTTTCTTTTTATTAAGATATTTATTAAGATTCGTATCTTCTGTTTGAACACAGTTTGTAAAGTTAATTTCTAGTAATTTATTTTCATTGTAAACAAACTTTTTATTGAGAATATATTCCTTTAGCCACTTAATTGGACTATGTAATACACTTGAATGTTGTCTTACTTCTACTAGATCATAATGTTCTTTTAAATCTTCTCTTGTAGAGTTCATATCTCTCAAATCATATCCGATGGATACTATATTTACGCCATATTTATCTTCTATAGACATAATAAAATCCCTTACAAAGTTGTAAGAGATAGTATCTTCACCACAATCAAAGCAGTTTCCTAATTCAATTTCATTATTATAATTAACTTTCTCTTTAGTAGATTTCTCTGATACTCTTTCAGTTGGTATAAATGCCCATGATTTGGCTAGTATTTTATCATTATAATAGTCATAACTAACCATGGATACTGCTGTATTATCATCACTACTTGCTAAATCTATGCCTAAATATACATCTCTTCCAGTCCAATCTATTTCTTCATCTGATTTACATGCCTTTATTTGCTCAGAATTTATATAGCCTTCTGTTCCTTGCGATTTATATTGAATATTATTATGTTTACAAAGATAATTTTCTCTTTTACTTTCATATTCAATTGCCATAGCTCTTTTTTTAATTATCGATTTAAATATATCGTTATTATTAATTGAAACAGGATTAGATTGATATATAACATTATCATCAGTTCTCCAATTAACTCTTATTTCTTCGTCAGGTTCATATAATAATGCAAAGTATCTTCTATCATCTGTCATTCCATCTAATGTTTTCTTTGCTATATCTATCTCTGTAAGCATAACATTATTATCGTTTGGATATTGAGTACTAATTACAATACCTAACTTATCTTTTAGAGTTATTTGAGAAGATCTCATTGCCTCCAATGGATAATCAGGTAGCAATCCAGCTTCATCTATATTAAATACTGCTGCTAATTTACCATCTAGGCTATCATTACTGTATGCTAGAGGTGTATATTCACTCTCAGTAATATTACACTTAATAATATCATTATTTATTTTGAACTTTTTTTTCAATGCTGGACTACATTTTATAATTTTTCCTACTGCAAGTTTTAACTCGCAAGATAATTTATAGTTTGGTGCAACACTAAAAAATCTACTAAATTCAGGTTCAATAATTAAACAAATAATAAATATTATACCTGCTGTAAAAGTTTTAAAGTTTTTTCTTGAAATCTCTAATAGTCCTGTTTCATAATATCTGCTATTATTTTCTCTATATCTTGTACATAAAACTGCTATTATAAAGAACCATTGGTAATCTTCTAAGCTATCATACATTGAAAGTCTTGTATCTGGATGTACCATAAGTTCAAGTATTGTACATATTAAATCAAAGTCTGATTCATCAATATAGGCTTCATCATCTAAACCATCTACAATATCTATCCAATGCTTAGCTTGTTTCTTTACATATCGACCTACTTTATTATCTTCGTTGTTAATACACCAAATGGCATATTTATAAGCCTTCGATTCTTTTATCATTTTCTATTTTTCAATGCCTTTAATAATGGATCTTCTTCTGCTTGTTTATTTTTCATATCGATAACAGAAAGTTTAGCACGATCAGCAGGACTTAAACCTAATCTAATACTATTACTTAAATACATAGCATGAAAATCTTTGTAAATATTGACTGAAGGATTTTTATAAAACTTCCCATTATCATCTGTAAGAACAGTTCCATGTTTTCTTATAAATTCATTAGCATCATTCATACTAATAATACAGAATACAGTAGACTTTATAATTTCAATATCTAAATCATTTAATATATCACTACTTTTTAGATGCTTTACTATAAACTTATACAAATCTTTTTCTCTTTTAGTAACTAAATCAGAGGGACATCTATAAACTAATTTACCAACACCTTTATATTTTTTTTCAGCTTCTTCTCTAGCTTGTTTCTCTGCTTTAGTTAGTTTTGAACTTCCACATAAAGCTACAGGTTTAGCTGGTCTACCAGCCATAAATTATCACCCCTTCCAACTAAATTATGTGAAAAAAGTCATTTTCCGAATTTTTTACGAAGAATGGAGGCCAAGTACTCGTGAAAAATATTATAAATCACACCCTATTTACCCCAGGGGGATACCTATCCTATCTTCCCACATTCTCTTCATCTCTTTTAATTCTTCTTGAACTAATTTCTTATTATCTTTGTATAATTCATGAATTAATTTATGCTTTTCCTTGCTTAATCCAATTAAATTTTCTTTTTCATAAGCTAAAGCTTCATCTTCTAATATCTCAACTATATGATGTACATCTGTAGCTTTTACTATCTTTCCTTCTTTGTATAAAGTATATAAACATATATGATTACAATCCTCTAACACCTGCCATCTAGTAACTCTCCATTTATTGCCACCATATATATCGCTATCAACTCTGCCTTTATTTTTCTCTAGCCTTCGTTTCTTCTTAGCATCACAGATATGATCCTTACTATGTACTCTCATACATACAGAGCAAGATATTAATCTAGCCATAATATTTCTCCTATTGCAATAAAAAAGGCAAGTCAGTTTATTACAATATATAATCAACTTAACTTGCCTTTTTTATTTAGCTTATTATTTTGTTATATCAGTTTTTTAAAGAGGTACATCTAATTATGCGTTTAGTGAATATCACATCTTTCGACACTACTATATTACCTTATTTTTATATGTAGTTTCCAGTCCATTTTTTCGTCATTTTTCCGTCACTTTTTCGTCATTTTTTCGTCATTTTTCCGTCACTTTTTCGTCATTTTTCCGTCACTTTTTCGTCATTTTTTCGTCATTTTTCCGTCATATTTAGCTACTTTTTTACTGATTCCATTCCATATTTCATAAAAGCTATTTCTTTTAATGCCCAGCGTTCGTATCTTCTAACTGTACTTTCTGTTAGATTTAATTTTTCTGCTACAAATTCATATGCTTCAAATTTATTATATCTATTATTATAAACATATCTAGTTTCAATAACTTTCTTTGATACATCCTCTAATCTATCTAATATGTTTTCAAATCGCTCCCTGTCACTTTCTAAATCTTCTATTTCATTAGATAGTTTTTCAATTTCTTGTTCTCTTTCTAAAATTAAATCATCTATGCCTTTTATATTTCTTGTTGTACTATTACCTGTCAATCCTCTAGCTCTTCTACCTTCTAAGTCTTTACTTAGGATCTCTAAGTCTTTTTTTAGTGCATCTAGTCTTTTAACCTTATTGCCCTCTTCTTCAACATATATCATTGCTTTTGCTATGTAGTCATTTTTAATATCCATCAAACTTTCCCCCTTTAAGCTGTTATAATTTAATATATTTTTCTATCGTTTCTTTAGCTTCTTCAAATCCATTACAGACTACAGCTTTATATCCTTGCTCATTCAGTTTATTAATCCATTCTCTTTGTTCTTTGCTAGTTCTTCCGTTTCCATATTTCATTTCTATATATAAACCATGATATTTTTTTCGAGGAACTGGAAGGCATAAGTCAGGAACTCCCTTTTTTAAACCTTCTCTTTTCAGCTTCTTACCTTGATAATTACTTCTTTTACCTTCGTTAGGTATATGGTATATAAGTGATAACTCTGGATATATGCAGACATTTATATTACACCAGTCTATTAATGCCATTTGTTCTGTAGATTCGCTTCTTTTCATATTTCTATACATTTTTAATATTCTACCTTTTCTATTTTTAAGAATCTAAATTCTTCATTTATTTTTTCTACTTCTATCTTACAACTTCCTAAAATTTTGCCTAGTTCATGACAGAACTCTGTTCTATTCTTTTCTAATTCTTCAAATTCATCTATATTTATACTCATACTTACACATATGAATTCTTGTTCTTTATATTGTTTTATACAATTTAAGATATTTTCCAATTTTATGTTCATTTTCTTTCTCCATTTTTGTACCTACTAGGAATATATTAATTTTAATTATTTATTTAATAGGTGAGTTATGCAGATCTGTATCATGCCTACTAATATCCCTACGAAGTATGTTGAATGATCAAACCTTCTATTTATCTTAGTTAATATGCCTACACCTGCCATCGCCACTGCAAAATTTATTATAAATTCAAGCATAACTACTGTTCACTACCTCCTATTTCCATAAAAACTTTATTTTAAGGGAAATGTCTTTATATTTCTCCCATCACAGTTTTGACCCAAATAGCTTTTTGAATATATTCTTCATCTATTTCAAATTTAATTCTTGACTTCTTTTGACTATCAATAATTTCATAAATAACACCAGCTACTTGTTCTACTGATAACTGTGTAGATGGTGCTATATTTTTAGCAAGTTCTAATATTTCTTTCTCCATAATATCCTCCTGTATATTTAAATAAAAGTTTTATTTTAATTAGAAATTCAAAAAGAGTGATACAAAACTTATCACTCTAATTTAAACTCTAATATATTTATTTTATTTTTTCTATTATTATTTTATTATTTTCAATTACTAATTTAATTTCTCTGTTATCCTCAGTTATACCCATTTCTTTTATCCAAGATGTTGGAATCGTAACTCTATTAGTGATTGCAGTCCCTTTTGCAGTTCCTCCGCTTCTATTAAATATAACTTTAGCAATTTTTTCATCTTTAAAATAGTTAGTTACTTTAAATTTAGCTTCAAAGTCTTTTATACTTAAAGCGAAATCATTTAATTCTTTTTCACAATTACTTTTAGCTTTTATGCAATCATACACATCTTCAAGTTTATCAAGTACATTTGTAAATGTATCAAATTTATCATCTTTCATTTTTTGAATATCAGTATAAAATAATATTGTTTCTATATCATCCATTTCTTTTTTTACTAAATTTATATAATAATCATCAAATTGCTTTTCTATGGCTCTTGTTGCATTCATTTGAGCTCTTTCTAAAACACTAATTATTTTTTGTATAGATATATTCATAATTTACTCCTTGATTTTTAAATTTCAATTATATATACTTTTAATTAAGTAGATCATATTGGAATGTAAATTGAATTATTATATTAAATATTACATTATTAAGTAGTTCCATATTGGAATTGTACCAGGAGTTGGCTATATAACTCCTGGTATTTTATTTGTTTAATTCTTTAAGTGCAAGGGCTGTATATAGATCCGTCTATTTTTAAATCCTCTAAGTTATATAATACAGTTTCCATGTTATTATCCTTATTTTTATTTTATTCAAAATACTTTGCCATTTTATTTCCTATTTTCTCTAATCCGTTTTTAATTGCAAATTTTTTAGATATAGCAGGTGTGCAACTTTTAGATGTTATATTTGAGAAATTTTCTATAAAGAATACACTGCTGTCATTATTTCTTATATCTTCTACTAATTCATCAAATCTTTTATTCATTTTTTTAACTCTATCTTTTGCAGTTATAACTGTTCCATCTTTTTTAACTTTATCTGATATTTTAGAAACTCTTTCTACCTGCTTTTCCCTAGCAACTTCTATTGTTTCTATAACTTGATTTCTTATTTCTTTTGCCCATTTTACTTGCTTTTCAGTTCCTTTTAATTCTACCATTTTACTTGCTCCTTCTTTTAATTTAGAGTGAACAAAAGATAAACACATTCTGAAAGTAGCTCTGTAGCTATCACCTTTTCTTATTATTTTTTTAGTTAATTCGTGAGCTTCTTTCATTATATTTTTCATCTTTGTTTTCTCCTTTTTATTTAACTTTTTATCTTAATTATATTATATCACAATTCGTTACGAATTCAACACTTTTTTATGAAAAAGTTAAAAAAGTTTTCGACAAAATTTCTTAATAAAATAAATATATTAGAGCTTAAACTCTGAGTAATAAATTCTATATTCACTTTTCAATGTGCATTTTTGTATTGCTAAAATGGATTTTATCTATTTATATTTACATAGAAATTATCTCTTAAATATTTACAACTGTTTAAATATTGCTTTCTTATTCTTATATCTATTCTATTATCTTCTAACATAAATATAAAAGAACCTATTATATCTTTAACTTTATCTATTTCAGTAACTTTTACTTCTAATGTTAGTACATTATTTTTATTACTCATAACTTCCTCCATGCTTTCCCTAAAACTTTGATTTTAACGTAATTGATATTTTTATTTAATTTCATTTAATACATTCTCAAGAAATTCAATATTACTCTTTCTTTGTTTTAAATAGTCTTGAATACAACCAGAATAAAAACACATTTGTTCTTTGTCTATAATGCCCATACTTTGAATATGAATTAAAAAATTTAATATTTTTATATGAGTATCAAAATCTATAATCTCATTTTTTGATTTAATTACATCTTCACATTTTGAACATCTTCCATACTTGTTTAATTCCTTGTATAAAAAACACTCATTGCACATCTCCACTTTCATAACATCCTCCTATAATTTCCTAAACCAACAACCACATTCATTATCTATAACTTGTTGTCTACAAAAAAAACATAATACTTTTCTAGTCCACCACAGTTTCTTCATGTTTCTCCGTGAACTTCTTCCAGCTTCTTCAACATCACTTCTAAAATGGTATATCATTATCTTCTATGTATTCAAAATCATCAGGATTAAAACTAGGCTCAAATTTAGGGTCAAAGGAATCATTCTCTTGCTTACCTTCTTTTGATTTACCACTTTCTAATGACTTTATATTTTTAGCTACTACTATGAAATATTTTTTATTCTCATTGGTATTTTGGTCAATGTATTTATTTACTCTTACAGAACCTTGTATTGCTACTAATCTTCCTTTTGGTATATAGTTCACACAAAACTCTGCAGATTTTCCAATAATTTGTACTGGTAAAAAGTCTGTTTCCTTATCTCCATTTTTATTTTTATATTCTCTATCTACTGCTAATGTAAAATTGGATACTGGTGTTCCTGTAGTTGGTATATATCTAAGTTCTGGATCTTTTGTTAATCTCCCTATTAGTACAATGTTATTCATATTACTTCTCCTTGCTTTTATGTTTTGATGTTTGATTAAGAACTTCCAATGGAATAAATACTATTGCAATTATCCCTATTAAATATAATATTTGCTTCATATCCACCTCTTTTATTTAATATTATTTATTCATTAACGTTAGTTCTACTATAGCTTCTTGCCAAACTTCTTGAACCGTTTTATTATATTTCTTGGCTATACGTTCAGCTATTTCAAGTAACATATCTGCTGCTTCTAATATATTCATCTTTAATCCTTATCCTTTTTTTATTTTTAAATAGGTAATCGACTATTTATAAAATTTATTTGGTCCGATAGTGATATAGTCAATTTATATTTATCAACTACATTTAGAGCATCATCTAAATATCTTCTTTTTATAGCTTTAAAACTGTTTACATCAAATTCTCTTTTTAATTGTCTATATATATCAGAGTATACTTTTGCTCTTAATGATTTATTTTTATATGCATTACTACCTTTTCCACCTAATGCATGAGTACCTACTTTTTTAACTAATTTAGTTATTTCTTCGCACTCAACAGCAAAGAGAGGTATATCATCTTTAAATTCATTTAAATCATCTTTTACTGAAGTTACTTCTTCTTGTACTGCTTGAATTTTCTTATCATGCATTAATAGTGCTTTCATTTCTGTACTTAGATGCTTATAAGGATCATGGTTAGCAAATCTATTTAGTCTTAGATCTTTTAACAATGTCTTAACTTTCTTTTTAAATTGTTTAGCAATTGGTTTTCTACTTTGCATCAGGACTTCATATAATCCATCCTCTGTTAGAAATGTCATTTCTCTATTTTGACCTGCTCGGAATATAATTCCGTTCAGCTTTTCCTCTTCATCTACATTATTTATCATCTTATTTACAGATGAAGCATCATATCCTATCCATTCTGCTACATCTTTTGCAAGAAATAGTGGATTTTCTGTATCTCCATATGTTTTAACTTGAAATCCTAATACTTCTCTTTCATCTATTACTTGTATTGCATTCATTTTTTGCTCCCTTGTATTCATTTAATTTTATTATCTGTTGATTTAATATAAGATTATCTAACTCTTTGCTGCACTCAATGACTTTTGAGTGCTTAAGACCATACTTTTCGATTAACCTATTCAATTTTATTCTCAACATTTTAATTTTTAATTCTTCCATTCTCTCATACTTCCTTATTTTTTCTTGAGTCATATTCTCTAACAGCTAGTATATATATGTCATAACATTTATCTGAATGTTGTATTTCATGTTTTTCTATTCCAATTTCTTTAGCTATCCTATGAGCTATTTTTATAATTTCATCTTTATCTTTAATTAACGACATATTTAGTCTACCTCTACAAATTTTACATTCTTGATTATTAAATCATATGTACCTTCATCATTTTCTTTTATATCAAAATACTCATTATTTCTAATATCATTTAATTTAGCTGATACTTTGATGCAACTATTAGTTTTAATAGTTCTATTGTTTAGCATTTTTCCAGCTACTTTTTTATCTATATTAAATTTAGATATATCATCCTTTTCAAAACTCTCTATAAATTTATATTTAAGCTCTTTATCCTCATGATTGAATATTTTATCTGCTATTTCTTTTACATCTGCAACTGAATTATTCAATAAAATATGTTCTAGTACTCTTATAGCTCTATCGCATTTTATTAAATCTTTTATATCTCCATCTTTTGTATATGCATTAGATAGCCAAACTTTAGCTGATGCTATAAATATTTTAGTTTTATATGAATCATCTTCAATTTTATAAGCTTCTAAAAACTCACTTATAAACTTAGAGCTAATATTTTCTTTTTCAGAATCTTTATCTAATATTTCTAAATCATACTCACTATTTAAACTACTAACACCTACTAATGCACATTGATTAGGCTTCTTCGTTTCTGATATTACTTCATCATTTAATTTCATCTGTATATTAAATTTATCGTCTTTAAATTCTATTGATCGATTATATGCTGCTTTATAATCTAATTTAATTATTGCTACTCTATATTGATCTTTAACTGTATATAAGCATATAACTAAATCACATGAATCTGCATCTGAATCTAATTTCATTATGTCAAATAAATATGCTGCTATTTCTTTTGAGTTTTCTATAAATGTCTCTTCATTGCGTATTATAGACTCACAGCAATCTCTAACTATACAATCTTTTGTATTATCAAATTTAGCTTTTCTTAATAGATCATCTTTGCTTACCTTTTTTATAATTCTTTGTAAAAATTTATCAATCTGAGGATTTACCTTACCTTCAAAATCATTTAATATCGGTTCATCTGATACTTTTGATAATACGTGCGTTATATATCTATGAATTATCATTTCAATCTCCTTTTTTCTATGCACTTATCACATATTATTTTATTTTTTATTTTTTCTAGCTTTATTGCTCTATTTTTATCAACTAATATATTTTGCTTATCATCACAATGTTTGCACGATAATGTAAAAACTATTAATTCATTATTTTTCATGTTTAATCACCTAAAGTTTCATATGGAACTTCTATACCTATTATTTGAGCGTCTAAGGCTTTTCTAGTGCCACTTTGAATATTTACATTAAATACTTTACATTTGTTCCTACAAGCCGATTTATGCTCTTTATTTCCTATATAATTTTCACAGAAGCCATCTTCTGACAATTTAAACTTTTCGCATTTATTTTTCGTCATATTTCCCTCTCATATTTTGCTATTTATATCAATTTATTTTTCGCATCATAACATGTATATAAGGCATCCCTGTCCATTTATTTCTTGTTGCTTTAAATCCAACAACTTTATATCCAGGATTTAATTTTTCCATTTCTTTTTCAATTAAGTTATGATCACTTTCCATCTTGAATATTTTTCTCTTTGATACTTTTTTAGATGTAGTTATAATAGGCTCTTTTAATCCTTGACTACATCCCCAACGTTTTTTTCCTTTTGGGTCTTTTGATAGGTAGTTAGCTAAGTCAGTTAAATGTTTTTCGTCAGGATCTATTCGTCTTATATTATTTCTTCTTCCATACTTCCAGCAGTTTTCAACTTGATCCATTGTTAGTTCAGAACTCATAATCATATGTACATGATATTTTCCTTTGCCTTCTTTTGAAATCTCAATTACATACATATACTTAATCTTCTTGTACTTTTTCTTATTTATTTTGTGCGATAACTTTTTTCCTTCTTGGTGTACTTGAAGTTTCATGTATTCATAATTAAGTTTGTTTATGTATGCTCTTACGTGCTTTTTAGCTTCTTCATAACTTTTAGGTCTATTATCATTTCTGTAGTTAAGAGTTAAATAATAATCACCTTTTCCAAAGTTAGCATTTACTTTTCTTATGAAGTGCTTAACTGCATTTTTATTATTGAGATTCTTTTGAGCCTTCTTAGTAGTTTTAACTCTAAATTCTTCAGGTATATCTTTTTTTAAGAATACTGGGTACATTTCAAGTTCTCTTATTGGTCCTGATGTTATTGTTTTTGTTTCATATATACAATTACTTCTTGCATCTAGTATTTGATCTATATTGTTTAGACTTACAACTTCACTATCTATAGTTACTTGATGCTCCATCATTGCATCTATTAAGTTTTCAAAATCAACTTCTGTATATAGATTTTTCTTTCTCCTTTGACTTTTTTTAACTGACATTCTCTAACTACCTCTTTTTATTATTTCTTACTCAAACTTTAATACTTAGTACAAGTCCGTTAAAAGGCTCACCGAACCATTTAAAAGACTTGTATCTATTAAGTTTTTTGGGGTGTATTATTTTTAGTTAATATCACACCTTTTTTAATTTTTATCTGTTATATATTCAGTGTCTTTTTCAATTTCCATTTCGTATAATGCTTCTAAACGACCTTTAAAATTTTCAAATTTTAACGGATTTATTTTTTCTAGGTAAGCCAACTTCCTAGAAAGAGATTCAACTTCTTCACTTGTCATATTATCCCTCCTATTTTTCATGTCTTTGACATAAATTATATATGTCTTTGTCATATTTTGTCAATATTTTTCTTTTTTTGACATAATTTTTATTTTTATTATATTGCAATGACATATTTCTTGCTATATAATATGTCATGAGGTGATTATTTTGAACACTAGATTAAAAGAATTAAGAAATCATCTTGGGCTATCTCAAAAAGATTTTGGAAGTAAAATTTTTCTATCTCAAGATCATATATCTTCACTAGAAAAAGGTAGAAGGAGTATTACAGATAGATCTATAAAAAATATTTGTAATGAGTTCAATGTCAATGAGGAATGGTTACGTTCTGGAAAAGGTAGTATGTTCCAAGATATAACAAAGGATATATCTGCTCCTGATCATATTAAAGAATTATTAAGAAAATTTAGTTTATTAAGTGAAGATGATCAGAAAAAAATGAATATTATGTTAGATGCATTTATATCTGAAAGCAAAAAAGAGGAGAATTAATTTTTCTCCTCTTTTTCATTTATTTTAGCATCCATATATCCTTTTAAATATTCAATTTTAGGTCTATTTATTTTATCTAAAAGTATTAATTTTTCTAAAAAAATATTAATCATTTCTATTTTAACGTTTTCTATCATAATTCCTCCAAATTTTATACTTTTAAGTATTTTTATTAATAAATATAGTCATATAAAGAACATATGTTCTCAACATAACTATATCATTTACTGGAATTATTTTCAATATATAACTTCAAAAGTTTTTAAAACCAAAAAAGGCGTATCTACTCTTGTTTATAAAGAATAAATACGCCTTTTATTTTTCATTTTTACCCCCAGTATCTTGAGATATCACCCCCC